TAGTCTTCCACCTGTAGTAATGCCTAGTAAAACAGGTTTAATGCTTCAAGTTGCTACAGCAGGAGCTGAAGGTTATGCAATGCATAAAGATTTAACTAAACCAAAAACAACATAATGGATATAAATATTAAACATGGCATATAAATCAAGAGTTACAAATAAATATATGGGCTCTACATTTGCAGGTAGAGTAAATGCAGCAACTAAGTCAGATGCAACAGATTTAGTAAATATTTTACAAAAAGATGTTAACCCTGCAATAAGTAGAATACTGGTTGCTGAAGTTGAAAAGAAAAAAGATACAGCTACTCAAAAAATGAATGAGTTAATGTTAACTAAAGATGCTGCAACTATTGAAAAAGAAATATTGTCAGGTCAACACCCTGAACTTAGTGGTAAATATGTAGAAAAAACTGTTGAATATCATAATGGTAAATTACAAGCAATTGCAGCTAAAGAAAAAATAGAACAAAATAAAAAAGATTATGATTTTCGTGAGACTAATTTACCTGCTTTTTACAAACAATATTTACCTAGTTTTAGTGATAAAAGTGGTTCTTTTGCGTTAGGTTTTGCTTCTATCTTTAATGATTATAAAGCTAAAGAAGCTATTATAGATGCAGAAAACAGAAGTAATTTTGCTAAAACAGAAAAAATAAATAACAGTGTTAAAATAGTTTTAAATGGAGAAAAAGGAACAGAGTGGGATATAATTAACAAAGGTTTAGATTATAAATTACCGCCAGAAGAAGGTGGAACAACTTCAAGATTGTTCTTAACTAATTCAGAAAAAAATGAAGTTGCAATTCAAGCTGCTGATTATTTATTAAACACAGCTACAAGTGTTGAAGAGATTGATAGAGCTCTTGCTATATTAAGCACAAACAGAGGCATAGGAAAAGATGGTATGAATTTAGGTTCTTTATTGTCTACTAAAAGAAATGATGTTTCTGAAAAAGTTAGAGAGTTAACAAATAAAAGAGTTACTTTAGAAAATCAAAATAGATTAAACAAAGAAAATAAAAGAACAGAAGATATAAGAAATATTTTTACAAAAGCTAACGAACTTATAGCAGATGATTATGGAAGCACACGAGCAAGAACTTTTGCTGAAAACTTAGAGTTAAGAAAAGAATTAGCAAAGTATGGTAATCCTCAATTATTATCTTCTTTTGATGCAATGATAGACACAAATAGATATGTTAATACAGACCCTTCAGTTTTTACTAATATTGTTAGTACAATTTTTGAAGGTGGTTATGATAGTCAATCTGAATTGTTTAAAGCGTTAACGGACAATAATGTAGCATCTTCAGAATGGGGTAAAGCACTTACTTATTATAATAATTATGTAGCTGATAATGAAAGAGGTATTAAACCTATTTATGCTACTGACTTTACTTACTCTTCCGAAACAAAATCAATTATAAATACTGTTAAAGGTAATTTTAATGTTGGCGTAGTAGGAATGGAAAAACCTAATTCTGGCGAAGCAGTGCGTAATGCAAGTTATTATATTAGAAAAGAAATTATTGATTTTGAAAATAGATACAAAGAAGAAAATAATGGTAAATCACCTTCTACAGAAGAAAAAGATAATTTTATGATGAAGTTAGGTAATGTTATTAAAACTAGATTTACACCTGAAAATGTACAACCTTCTATGAAATCATTTACAGAGTATGAAGAAGAGCAAAAAACACTACTTGAACAACAAAAACAAAAATCTCAGAAATACGAACAAGCAGGTGTTACAGATGTAATTAATGCTATTAATAAACAATTAGAGCTTGATAAAGGTTTAATTAAAATACCTCAACCTGAATTAGGTTTATTTGGAAAAGATGCAGATTGGTTTGATTTAGATAAAACTGATAGAGAACAGTTTAAAGAAAATACGGTTATTCCTTTTATTACAAATTATTTAAGAAATACTTTAAGCGGAGTTACATTTAATGCAGACACAGTTAAAGCTATGGAACAATCTGATTTTAATAATATGTTAAGAAATATTGCTGACCAATTTCAAGGTATTTCACCTATTGATATACAAAAAGCAATTCAAAGTTTAATAGAAAGTAATAAATAATGGCAGCGTTTTTATCTGATAGCATATACGCTTCTACAGATGATTTAACAAAAGCAAAAACAGCAGAAGCTGCTTTAGAAGAAATACAAACTGAAAGATTTTACAACACTTTAAAAAGTTATTATTCTTACAGAAATGGTGATTTAAGTTTTCAAAATATGTCCTCTGCTGATTTATTAGAATATTTTTATGAAGATAGGTCATGGAGAAATAACAACACTGTTTCAATGGGTTTAGATTTAGCTGCTGTTTCTAGTGAAACTAATCCAGAACGTATTAAAGAATTTTCTTATATACAACAAACTTACAATGCTTTGCCTTCTTTTTGGGATGACCCTAATAGAAGTTTTGGTGGATGGTTAATTGACAATGGTGGAGCTATGTTAGCTGACCCAGTCAATTTAATTGGTGTAGGCGTTGGTGGACAAGCCGCAAAACAATCTTTTAAATTAGGTATGAAAGAATTGTTAAAAGGCAAAATGGCGCAAGAAATTAATAAAGCTGCTATAGAAGAAATGGCTAAACAAGCAACCAAAGCTTCAATAGGAAAAGCTATTAAAAAAGGTGCTTTATATGAAGGTTATTTTGGTGCTATTACAAATGGTGCACAAGATATGCTTTTACAAAACACAGCTATAAAAGCAGATATACAAAAAGAATTAGATTTAAAACAAACAGCTTTAAGTACCGCTGCGGGTTTTGGTTTTGGTACAGTTTTTGGTGGTGCATTTTCAGCCGGTGCGTTTAAATTAACAAATAGAAATTTAAAAAATACAGCTGTAAAACAATTAGTAGATATACATGATTATGGTCAAAGTAATATTACTGGTAGACAATTATTTAAAGATTTAACTGTAAGAAAAAAAGAAAAAGATTTATATAAAAATCAACCTAAAAAAACTAAAAAAGAAATTGCTAAAGAAGAAGAAATTGCACAAGACACTTTTAATAATAGATTTCTTAATTTTAAAATAGAACCTATAACAGGTGAAGATAAACCACCTAACCTTCCAATTAACATTAACAGGTATAAAAAAGGCGCTTACCGTTATTTAATTAAACAAAGAGCTAAACAATTAAAAGATAAAGTTGACAGCGGTGAAACTATATCACTTGATGATATGGTTGATATAGCTGCTAAACGTAGAATAGAGATGGGTGATGACCCTAAAAAAGTTAGAAATGAACTTAAAAAATTAGCTAATGACCCTAAAACAAAAGAACAGTTTGTATTTAGAGTTATTGCCGGAGATTTACTTGCAAAAGATAGTGCAGAAATTGTTAACATTGCAAATGAATATTCAAGAGTAGATTTAACACCTACAAGAAGAAAACAAATTGAAAAACAATTTGATGAAATGCTTGAAAGTTTAGATGAGCTTATTCAAATTAATTCTGATTTAGGAACGGCAGCTGCAAGAAGTGTTACAGCAGGTAGAATAATTAAAGATAAAACTAGAGCTGCTGAGTTAATAGCAAAACCTGAAGACCCTAAAATGAAAAAATTAAAAGAGGGTGATAAAACAAAATTTATTGAAGCTATTGGAAAATTAGATGATGATGAACAAGTTATATTAGCTTTACAAAAAGCTTCTAATACTAATAAATGGGATTTAGCTGCTGAATATGTTAACAATAATTTACTATCTTCACCAGATACACATGAGTTAAATTTAATATCAGGTTTAATTCAAACACAGTGGAAACCTTTTGTTATGTTGTTAAGAGCAGCAAACATGGCTACAACAGATAAACATAGAGCTGTTATCATAGCAAGAGAAGCATTACAAACATATATCTATCAATATATTTATTTAGGACATGCTTTAAAAGCAGCAGGAAAAACTTTAATTAAAGGAAGAGCTACATTAGATAGTTCTCAAATGAAGTTTGATGCAAACATTAGACAAGGACAACTTCAAAGATTTATCAATGAAATGGGTAGAGTTATTTCTGAGCCTATTGCTGAAATAGGAAGTAGAATTTCTAATGATGCAATTGGTAGTATAGCAGGTAAAATAGCGCAGGCACCTTTTGCAACAACAGGTTTTGTTACTACTATACCGTTAAGAGTGTTAGCAGCAGGTGATGAATTTATGAAAACAATGGCTTTTAAAGCTAGATTAACTTCTATTATAAACTCTGAAATAATGAAAAATAATCCTGATTATGGTATTTATTTAAAAGGAAAAGTTTTTACTCAAGATTATAAATTAAAATTTAGAGAAATAGAAAAAAGATTTGTAAATGATAAAGGTGTTGCTACAGCTATTGGAACAACGGTAGATGAAACTTTAAATGCACCTTTACAATATGCTAGAGAACTATCTTTTACACAATCAGCTTATTCTACAAATCCTGTTACAGGTGAAGAAGAAGGTGGTATTACTGGTGGTATATTAGAATTAACACAAGGAAAAGGAAAAGTGTTTAGAGTTTTAGGTCTTCACTTTATTAATACACCTTCAAACTTATTAAGATGGAATTTTCAACATTTACCTGTTCTTGGTAGATACCAGTTTCAAATGCGACACATGTTAGCTGAAGCTGAAGATGTAGCAGACGGTAAAATTAAACATATAACTAGAAAAACATTTGCAGGTGCTACTTCATTAAAATCAGGTTTATCAAGTACTAAGAAAAATTATTTAAACCCAGAAGCTGCGGCTGAGGCTAATGCTAGAATACAAGCCGGTTATATGTTATGGGCATCAGCATTTGCATTAGTTTCTGCCGGAAGATTTACTGGTGGTGGAAGTGCAGATTGGAGAGAAAATAAAACTAAAGAAGAATTAATTGGTTGGAAACCATATTCTTATGTTACAGCAGATGGTCGTTACATTCAATTAAACAGACTTGACCCTGTGTTTACACCAATATTTATATTAGCTGATATATTTGAAACACTAGATAAAACAAATGGTGTTTTACCACCTCAATTAGAAAATGAAATATTAGAATTATCTATAGGAACTATATTAGGTTTAACAAGAAATTTAACTTCTAAATTTTATACTAAAAATATTGTAGATAGTTATATTGCATTTTTTGGTGGTGGTTTAGCTAATTCGCGAAAACCTGAACAAAGAATAGAAGCTTCTTTAGCTAGAGGATTATATAAAGTTTTACCATTATCAGGTGGAATAAGATATGTAGATAGAATTACTGATGAATATGAAAAAGATTTATGGTCATTTAGTGATAGGTTGCAAAGATATTTTATGGATAATCCACAAGAAAGAGTAATGCCTAAAAGAGATGTTTGGGGATTTAAAATTAAAACAAAAAGAGCTTGGTTGTTTGGACTAGGTGGTGATAAAGGTGTTATTTCATCTCCATTTGGTATGTCTGAATTTAAAGATGATGAAGTAGCAAAGTTTTTTAAAGATAGAGAAAAAATTAATTACAGAGAACCTTCAGCTGTAGCAAGAAATATTGATGGTCAAGATGTAGATTTAAAATCTTTAAGAAGTGATAGTGGACAAACAGCATATGATAGATGGTTAGAAATTAAAACAGAAATTAAATTAAACTCATTAGGACAAGTTGTTCTTAAATCTAGTAAAAATTATAGCAATGCAACTTCTGTAAAAGAGTTTATTGAAAATCAAATAAAAGATAAAAATAGCCGTTTAAATTTAGAACCTTCAGGAATAACAAACGGTAAAGATTATCAACAGGCTTACATATTAAGAATAATACATATTGTTGAAAATGTAGCATATAATGAAATGGTTAAAGAGTTTCCTCAATTATTAGAGTTAGAAAAAGCTGAAATGTCTATATTACAAGAAGCTTATAAACAACAAAAAAATAAACAAAAAAGCGTAATTGATATACTAACACAATAAAGTACCCCTTTTAGAAGAGATAAAACACAAATATGGCTAATTCATTCGTAAGATACACCGGAAACGGTACAACTACTACATACGCTATTCCTTTTAGTTACCGTAGTACAGATGACTTATCTGCTACAGTAGCGGGTGTTAGTGTTACAGCATATACTTTAGATGCCGCAGGTACTAATCTTACATTCAATACAGCACCGGCTAATGGTGCGGCTATTGAAATAAGAAGAACAACAAGTCAATCAACAAAATTAGTAGATTATGTTTCAGGTTCAGTCTTAACTGAAAGCGATTTAGACACTGATAGTGACCAAGCTTTCTATATGTCTCAAGAAGCTATTGATAAAGCGGGTGACGTAATATCATTAGATAACGTAGACTTTAACTGGAATGTACAAAATAAAAGATTAAAAAATGTAGCAAATCCTGTAGATAATACAGATGCTGTTAATAAACAATTTATATCTACAAATTTACCAAACATCACAACAGTTGCAGGTATTGCTTCTGATGTAACTACAGTTGCAAATAATAATGCTAATATTACAGCAGTTGCAAATGATGCTACTGATATTGGAACAGTAGCTACAAACATAGCTTCAGTAAACACAGTTGCAACAAACATTAATGATGTAATTAAAGTTGCTGATGATTTAAACGAAGCAATCTCTGAAGTAGAAACAGTAGCAAATGATTTGAACGAAGCAACATCAGAAATAGAAGTTGTTGCTAATAATATTACCAATGTAAATACAGTTGGTACAAACATAGCAAATGTAAATACAGTAGGTGGTATTTCAGCTAATGTTACTACAGTTGCAGGAATATCATCAGATGTAACTACAGTTGCTAATGATGGAACTGATATAGGAACAGTAGCTACGAACATAGCAAACGTAAATACAGTAGCAGGTAATAATGCAAACATTACGACTGTTGCAGGAAACAATGCTAATGTTTCAACAGTTGCAGGAATTTCAGGTAACGTAACTACAGTCGCAGGTATTTCAGCAGATGTAACAGCAGTAGCAGGTGATGCTACTGATATTGGAACAGTTGCTACTAATATTGCTAATGTTAATTCTGTTGCAACAAATATTTCAAACGTAAATTCAGTTGCAAGTAACTCAAGCAACATCAACGCAGTTAATGCTAATTCAGCTAACATTAATACAGTTTCAGGAATTTCAGCAGATGTAACAGCAGTTGCTACAAACAATTCAAATATCAATACAGTTGCAGGTGCTATAGCAAATGTTAATGCAGTTGGAACTGATATTGCTAACGTAAATACAGTAGCTACAAACCTAGCTTCAGTAAATAACTTCGGTGAAGTTTATAGAATATCAGCTACAGCACCAACCACTTCTTTAGACAATGGAGATATGTGGTTTGATACTACAGCAGGAAAATTAAAAATATGGAATGGTTCGTCATTTGATTTAGCAGGTTCAAGTATTAATGGTACTTCGGCAAGATATAAATTTACAGCTACAGCATCACAAACAACATTTACTGGTGCTGATGATAATGGAAATACTTTAAATTACGATAGTGGGTTTATAGATGTATTTTTAAATGGCGTACATTTAGACCCTTCAGATTACACAGCAACAGATGGAAGCAACATAGTTTTAAATTCTGGTGCTACAGTAAATGATGAACTTTATGTTGTTGGCTTCGGCACATTTTCAGTAGCAGATTTTGATGCTTCTGGTTTAACTGGAACAATTAATATTGCAAGATTAGCAGATGCTTCAATTACTAATGCTAAGTTAGCTAATCAATCTATTACTATAAATGGTTCAGCAGTATCTTTAGGTGGAAGTGTAACAGTAGGAGAAACAAAACCTACAATTAGTTCTATCTCACCAGATACAATTACTAATGCTCAAACCTCAATTACAATAACTGGTTCAAACTTTACATCAGTTCCTCAAGTAGAATTTTTAAATCCATCAACAGGTATATGGTATGTTGCAGATACAGTAACATTTAACAACTCAACATCTTTAACAGTACAAGCAACATTAACTGTAGATGCACAATATAAAATTAGAATTGAAAACCCAGATGGTAATTCAGTATTATCTGCGACAAATATTTTAACAGTATCAGATGCTCCAACTTGGAATACTGCNGCTGGAGATTTAGGAACTATTGCTGGAGATTTTTCTGGTACAGTTGCTACAGTATCAGCTACTTCAGATAGTGCTGTTACTTACTCAGAAACTACATCTGTATTAACAAATGCTGCTCAAGCAAATTGTTCTTTAAATAGTTCAACAGGTGTGATAACAACAACTGACTTTGGTGGAGCATCTACAACTGCAACAACTTATAATTTTACAATCAGAGCAACAGATGCTGAAGGTCAAACAGCAGA